CTCCATTAGGTCAAAGACCACCAGCTAGCTTTACCGACGCTAGCGAACGGTTATAACAGCCACATTACGCTATAAGATGATCTCTATAGCCATGGGCCGAGGTTGTACCACTGTTGTACCACGGAGCGAGTGACACTTCTCCGTGTTCGGCCTCTTAGAGTATAGGTATTATTATACTCTTGGATCGATCTACCCCATAACCTAGCCATTAACACGGCCGGGCTCTCAGATTCTCGGGTTACCCCGAGCGAAGATAGTGCAGTGTAACGATATCCTTCGATACCGTACCTAGCACGTGCTGGCTGGGCCTCATCAAGATTTCCGATGAGGCCGGTATCACCTGCGCTTAACGGGACAAAGAGTCGAAGACTCTCAGGTACCCGGTAGAATAGATGATGCCAAGATTCCAGAAACTTGCTGTCACAACCGTGATGAGAATTACGGCGATGAGCAAGCAACCGGATACCGTTAGCCAGCTTATAAAATCCTTCGACATTACTGAGCTTTTCCTTAAGAAAGAGAGGTTTGCAGTCAATCCCGCCGTAATAGTGTGACCCACAGCTTTCCCTGAAGTTGCCAAGTGAGAAGCTTTTCTTGGCATTAACTCGGAAGCCGAGGAAATAACTAAACGACGAAAAGAGTTCGAACATCGAGCTCGGCAATATTACATCATCGCCGAAAACGCTGATCGCCCCAGGTTTGAACTGAAGCAATTTTCCCGCGTCCCTTTCGCAAAGGACATGGTACTCCTCCACGGCTAATGCAGCCGCGTAGAAGATTAGCGATTCGAGCTCGAAGGTGAACCCGTTCCCCATACTGGAGAACTTCGCCCACCTTCGTGGCCCGTTACTCGAGACGCCGATATTGGACCTGCAGGCAGACAGCAGCTGAAGCCATCGTGGGGGGATTAACTCCTCCACGACAGCTGACGCAATACTGTCACTTGCAGATGAAAAATCCACGGTGGCCAAAAGTCGGGTTTTCGACCCTTCCAAAGCCAGTCGCTGATTCATCGACTGATCGTTCAAATCAATCCCAACCCGTCGAAGCCTGCGGCGAATCATTGACCCAAGGGCCTTCTGAAACCACAAGTTGATCCCCGGCTCTATCGCAATTACGCGATCAGTCTTGGAGTTCTTCGGGACAGTGACTATTTTGTTCCCTGCCTGAAAGTCGAAACACGTCTCGCCGCTTTCGCGGGATAAGTGGTCGGCCCACAGGGGGTAGGCTTTATGAAACCAGTCGCCTACAAGGGCGTACAAGTCGCGAGTTATTCCACGTTCTTCGTGGAACTTATTGATAGCCGAAACGCAATCACCGTGCAGCATGGTGGTAACGCCCGGTCCCCAATTGGCTTCGTCGACAAATTCATCAGCACTATACTCGCCAAGAATCCTCATAATTTTCTGCTTGGTTGCATTTAGCAGCCAAACACTTGCTCCGTTGTAAAGCGGATCAAGATGGGGGTTCTTAAAACGTGTATTCGTTTGGCTACAAAGGAGTTCATATTGTTCGAACTTCTCTAGCGCAACCTGCTCCCTGTTAAAGCTAGTCTTCAAGAAGCTAGCCTTTGACAGGTAGTTAGTTGCGGTGTAGTCATCTCTAAATCGCCAAGGACAAACATAATCTTTGGCGTAACAATCCAGCGCAGTCAGTTGGTCATGCTCTTTGCTGTTATACAAGAGCCAAACCGTCAAAGCGCGCGGGGTGTCGAGAGCTGATAAAAAGTGACGAATGTTCACATCAGTGGTCTGGCGTGATTCGCGAAAGTTGCGTGCTACTTGAAGTAACTCGCTACTACGTCTCTTAGGTGATGACATAGTTCTACCCAATCGAAGTTGTGCCCTCCGGCGTTTCTAATAACCGAGGGGCGGGTTGAGAATCAGTAAATCGATTCGAAGTCCTGGACACCAGTCGTTACGATGGTGTTAGCTAGTACGTTGCGCACGTACGCCAGCAAGTCTTTCCGCTGGGCAAGTGTGCTACGTTCAGGCAGAACAAACTCGATGTTGCAGAGCGGTTCATACGCTTTGATAGGCGCCGGTTGTATACCGGTTGCCGTCGAGGCGGACGTTTGCTCTAGCACGGGGGTAGAAACCTTCATAGTCAGCCGATAGTTCCGAGATCCCTTGGTTGGGACCTTGTTGCTATAGCTGAATACTGGATAACCGATGGCGATTCCGCCACTACGGTCAGCCCAGCGGGCCACGCCTGCTGCATCAATGTTAACAGGGGAGAAGGTGTGATTGACTGGGGTCGCTTGACCGTCAGCCAAAGTCAGAGGAGCAATCGCTGGCATCTGTTTATCGTTTCTTAAAGGTTGAGGTGAGTAAGGCTAACGCATTTGCCACATGCTCCACGCCCAGAGGGTTCTTAAATACGGGACGACCTGTGTTCGGGAATGAAGTTAATACATCCCGTTGACATGTCACGTATTGTCCGATCTTCTGTAAATCTGTGAAGTAGCGGTTATCGCCTTGCCGTACGCCGAACTGACGGGCCGTTACTGTCCCACTCCGTGACGCGAACACCGTTTTACAACCCTTGGAAAAGCTTAGGCCAAGAGTCGCATCAAAAGTGCCGAGCCAGCTGCCAATCGGAATAAACCAATCAACAACAAAGGAGTAAGGCATTAACTCCCACGCAATCAACGCTGGGTTCGTAATTCCTAACGAAACTAGCGTATGAACCGCGGGAACAGAAGTTCCGTAATGCACAGTGTACTTAACTGAGTACTTGGCACTACCACGCCGAGAAATCTTGGTACCACCATAATCAGTGATCTCAAAATCATCATTGTAAACATGAGTGAGTGTACGCTTTGCAGTCATCACCCCCGACTCCGGCCCATATTGGATATCTGCAAGTGCTTCGCAGCTACCATATAAGTCGTTGATAAGAGGGCGCCAACCGTATTGTAGTTCCAACCACCCAGAGGCAAGAGCCTCCTCCTGTTGACCAAGTCGACTCTTTTCTTTCTTGAGAGCCGACTGATACGCCTTGTTGTATCTGCGCTGAGCCCGCTTCCGGACTTTCGCGCCAAGGGCGTCTGCAGCGAGAGCAAACTTTCCACGTGAGAGATAGTAACCTGCCCAACCAATACGTTCCGCCGTTGTGGCGAATAACTTACGGGTTTGGGCTCTCTCGGCGAAAGCTTGCGCTACGTTGACACTCTGCTTTTTCAGAGCAGTGAGCAACTTAAGCCTAACCTGAGAATCCAGGCTGTCCTTTTGCGCTTGCGTGAAGGGATCACTGATTCCAGCCACGGACGGGTAAGTGCGGTCACTTGCACCATCTCGTTCCGTGAAAGAACCATAGAACGACTGGGACGGAGCAGAAATTGAATAAACTTCCTGCGTCCCTTGCCAGCCAAACTCGCTCACGAGCGTATACCGAAAGTTCTGCATGGGTAGTATTCTCCCAGGCATTCCTCGCCAGTTACGTCCGCGATTGAGCATAAAGCCAGGCGTGCTATTAGAAACACGAGTCTTAACAAACTGACCCCAGTAACCTTGGGTCCCCGTGGTATACAAGATCGGTCCGGCTTGCGCCTTCGAGACTTGCGACCATAGGGTATGCCTCGGCATATTGAGGTTGATGTCTGTCTTTCCCATGCACTATCCCTTGATTTGATGAGTTGATATTCTAGCTCACCGAGTTGCGGGAAGCCGCAACCCTGACACCCGCTAAGCGAGGTTCAGGGTGTTGTACCGGACCGGGTCACCCCGGACGGCCCTACCGAAACCAGTAACCGTTAGAGTATCTCCACTGTGATATGCTGATGGCCCACCGAGTACATACCATTGACAGCCAATTAAGGAAATCAATAAGTACATGTGCAGCGAGGCTTTTGGCATATTTCTTCACAGAGGGTCTCTTAGGTCTGATTAAGGCAGGACAAAACTACCCATTCCAAATCACTGCCTAGCCCCCCCGATTGTCCGCAACAGATCGCGAAAGTCACGCTTTAGTTGACGCAAGTCAACGAGTGTGAGGTGATCCAAAGTGCCATCCTGTTTAGGTGAAGTGTCTAAGACACCCATCCCAGCAGAGTGGAGTTGGTCAACCAAGAAGTACACCTCTTTTTCAAGGATGGTGCGCTCAGTCTTTTCGTCCATAGCGGCTCCTATTAGGGTAAGGTAACAGCAGTG